ACTACTGAGTACGTCTCTTATCGCGATAGAGCGCTATTTTATAATGCTTCACAGCGTACAGTTGATGCTATGAGCGGTTTATTGTTTAGAAAGTCTGCTAATGTTGTTATACCAACACCACTGGAACCTTGGTTAGATAACATCGATATGCAAGGTAATTCTCTGCAGACATTCACCGAGAACCTTGCAGATGAAGTGTTAGTTGTTGGTCGTGTAGGTGTTTTAGTTGAACATTCCGTTAAGACTGAGGATGTGAGGACAATTGCAGATGCTGAAAGAAACGGTTTAAGGCCGTTTTTAACGTCATATAGAGCAGAAGATATCATCAACTGGAATCAGACTACATTAAATGGTGTAAAGGTTCTGAATCTTGTTGTATTGCGAGAATATCACTCAGTACAAGGTGAAGATGAATTTACATGGCAAACAGTAGAAAAGTACCGCGTCCTTGATCTAGTTGAAGGTGTTTATAGGCAAAGGGTGTTTGTAAAAGACCGGAATGCTAACTTCACCTTAGAGAGTGAGATCGTACCGAGAGTACGCGGAAATGCTTTTAATTACATACCTTTTATCATTATTTCAGGAAAAGATGCTGATTTTTCTGTAATTAAGCCACCAATTTTAGATTTAGTTAACGTTAATCTGTCACACTATAAGACAATGGCAGATTTAGAGCATGGCGCTCACTTCACTGGATTGCCTACCCCTATCATAACTGGGCACAATCTGAGTGATGATGAGACATTTAGTATTGGCTCTACAACTGCTTGGGTTCTTCCTAATGAAGAAACGGACGTAAAGTACTTAGAATTTACAGGCCAAGGGTTAGGTGCTTTAGAAAGTAGACTTGTTAGCAAAGAGCGACAAATGGCAACCTTAGGTGCAAGGCTCCTAGTTGAAGAGAAAGCTGCGGTTGAAGCTGCGGAGACTCACAATATTAAACGACAAGGGGAAAATTCCGCATTGAGTTCTGTTGCTGAGAGTATTTCTAGCGGTATGACCGATGCCTTATCTATCCTTGTTGAATGGTCAGGAGTTAGCTCAAATGACGTTGAATATAGCATAAATAAAGATTTTGTACCGGGTACGATGGATGCGTCTACGATGGTAGCGTTATTACAGATATGGCAATCAGGAGGTATGTCATTCGCTGAGTTTATACGGAATCTTCAACAAGGTGAAATTGTGAATGCTGAAAAATCAGTTGAAGATATAAGACAAGAGATAGAGACGGACGGGCCTGTAGGCTTAGCGATAGGAGACATTGAAAATGAATAATGACAATAATAAGACATCCAAAGGATTGGACTCCAAACGGATTATTAAAGGAGTTATTGAGAGAAGACGGTGATATTGAGTCTTTAGTGGTTGTAGCAAAGTATAAAGATGGTAGCTACGGAAGAGTTTGGAGTAAACAAGGTATGAAAGAATTGGTCTTCAAGAAAGAGCTCCTAGATCAATCAGTTAGGCAGATGATGGACAATGGTCAACAAGAATGAAGAAATTTTTGACAAGACTCTTGAGCAGCAACTCAATACCTTACGTGTTGATGGAGGGCTCAGACGGAGAGTTTTACGTGATTTACGAAGACTCGAATCTGAAATTGCTGCTAAGATTGCTGAAATTGCTCCCGAAGATGCTTCAAGGTTCAAGGCTACGAGGCTTAGGGATTTGCTCAGAGAAGTACGATCACTTATTGATGCTGACTTTAGGAAAATCGAAGAAGAACTACGCGAACAGCTTATCCAACTGGCAAGTTTGGAAGCCTCAAGGCAAACACAAATATTGTCAGACGCTTTCGCAGTCGCTATTTCTGCAACAGCCATTTCGACAGCGAAACTCAACACCATCTATAGAGATGCCCTCATTGAGGGAGCCCCATCCGCAGAATGGTGGAAAAGACAATCAGAACAATTAAAAAGAAGTTTTGAAGATCAGATGAGACAGGGTATAATATTAGGAGATACAAACGATCAATTAGTTAGAAGGGTACGTGGTACGCAAGTATTTGGTTTTACAAACGGTATTATGAACACTTCACGTAGGAATGTAGAAGCTTTAGTTGTTACAAGTGTGCAGTCTGTAGCGAATAGAGCTAGGTTTGAAGCTATGGAGTTCTTTGCTGCTTCTGGTAGGGTTTATATACAAAATTCTATATTGGATAGTAAAACGAGTACTATATGTATAAATAGGGCTAGAAAGAAATGGGATAGTGTAACGAAAGAACCTATAGGGCATAGTTTTCCCTTTGCTATTCCACCATTACACTGGCGATGTCGTTCAGGTATTTATTTATTAGATGCGTCAGAGCTACCTAGGTCATTTGACCAACCGATCACTGACTTCTTAGAAAGAAAAGGTACGACTTTTCAAGATGAGGTGTTAGGGAAAGGAAAGGCAGAACTTTGGAGAGATGGCAAAATAAAATTAACTCAATTGCTAGATCAACAAGGAAACCCGTTGACGCTTCAAGAGCTGAAACGTAAATATGATAATTAACTCAAGGAGTAATCCCATGGATTTAGAAGAAATAAAGAAGTTTTTGCAAACAAGTGATGAAGGTAAGGCGTATATTGAATCTTTAATCACAGAACAAACAGAAGGTTTAAAGAATAAGAATCAAGAACTTCTAGGAAAGAATAAGAAGTTCAAGGAAGAAAGAGATAGTGCTTTATCTAAGATTACTGACTTAGAAGAGCAGAACGAAGAATTAGAAGCTGCTAAGGTGCAAAAGACAAGTGATGTAGAAGCTGCCCTTGAGAAACAAGCTAAGAAGCACCAAAAGCAGGTAGAGGAATTAACAGGTAGGCTAACTGGGTCTGAAACGCAGATTAAGAAGTTGCTTGTTGATAACGGTTTAAATGATGCTTTGATTAAGGCTGATGTTGCTAAGGAGCATATCCCTGCAGTCACTGCATTACTTAAAACGACTAATAATATAGAGATATCGTCCGATGATGACACGCCTGTTGCCATGATCGGAGATAAATCTTTAGCAGAATACGTTGCTGAATGGTCACAAGGTGACATGGGTAAACTTTATGTATCTGCTCAAGATAACTCTGGTGGTGGGGCTCAGGGCTCCAATAGCAATGCTAGTGCTGCTGACATTGCGAATTTAAGCCCGATGGCTAAGCTTCAAATGGCTAGGTCTCAGGGTAATTTTTAACTTAAGAAAAGGAGACATATAATGTCTGTTACTTTAGTCGAAGCAGCTAAGCTGGCACAAGGTCGTAATGAAACGGGCTTGGCTGCTATCGTTGAGATGTATGCACAAAGCTCTGATATTCTTCAAACCTTACCGTTTACAAACATCCAAGGTAATGCTTTGAAATATAATCGTGAGGAAACTCTTCCGGGCGTTGGCTTCCGTGGTGTAAATGGTTCTTACACAGAATCAACTGGTATTGTTAACCCTGTGACTGAAACCCTTGTTATCGCCGGCGGTGATCTTGATGTTGATAAATTCTTGGTTGACACAATGGGGGAGGGACAACGCGAAACACATGAAGGTATGAAGGTCAAAGCTTTAGCTGGACGCTGGACAAAAGAGTTCTTGAAAGGTGATAATGAGACGGACCCTACTGTTTTCTCTGGTCTACAGTCACGTATTCAGGGAGATCAATTGATCTCAGCTGGTGCCACCAATGGTGGTGAGCCTCTAAGCCTTGCTAAACTTGATGAGCTTATTGATGCTGTTGATAATCCTACAGGCTTGATTATGAACAAGACTATGCGTCGTCGCCTAACAGCTGCTGCGCGTAATACTTCTGTTGGTGGTTTCATTAGCTTTGATGTTGATGCTTTCGGTCGTCAGATTGCAAGATATAATGATCTTCCTATTTTGATTGCAGATAAGGATAACGAGTACAATGATATTCTACCATTCACAGAAGTTTCTGCCGGCGCAACCCCTACGGCAACATCTATTTACTGTGTAAGTATGGGCCCTGATGGCGTTTCTGGTCTACAGAATGGTGGCATCAATGCTCGTGATCTAGGTGAACTAGAAGATAAGCCTGCGTTCCGTACTCGTGTAGAATGGTACTCAGGTCTTGCCGTGTTTAAAGGTCGTGCTGCTGCACGTCTACAGCATATCGCAGATGCTGCGGTCGTTGTTTAATTTTGATCTATAAGGAGACTTATTATGTCTATCGATACAGAACGTCCGCTGTCTAATGCAGTACTTAAGGATGTAAATTTAGAGCTTAAAGATGCTGGTCTTGTTGCAGCCTCTGCTGCAGCTCAGGTATCAGCATCCGACCAGATTCTAGACCTCGGTCTAGGTAGGGTTAATGCTGAGGTTGTTCTAGATGTTACAGCAGTTGAGGTTGCATCTGGTGATGAGGTTTACACTGTTATCTGTGAATTTTCTAACTCAGCTACTTTTGCATCAGGTATTGTTGCAGGTGCAAGCATTCAATTGGGTGATGAAGCTGCAATGATCGGTGGTACTGATACAGATAATGGCGTTGGACGCTACAAGCTAGGATTTAGCAACGTAGTGAACGATACACATTATCGTTACATGCGCCTATACACTGTAGTAGCAGGAACAATTACAACGGGTATTAATTACTCTGCTTTTGTTACTATGCGATAGTATTACATGTTATGCGCCTGACTGATAGTTGGGCGCATAACGGCCTTTGTTTCAAGGAGACACGATTATGGCAAATGAAATTATTACAAAGACGGTTAAACTGAGACGCATCGACGATGAAATTTTTCAGACAGAGGGAATTATAGAACGACTACAAGTAGATGCCAGGGA